CCGTAAGATCCTTGATGACGAAGTTAGCGTTGCGCTGCTTACATGCGAGTTCTGCGTAGCAAGTGAGAGTTGCTTCGTAGGCATCGGTGTTTGCAACACGGTTCATTACAGCACCGTCAAGATCCATGAAGTTCCAGCCTTCTCCGACCTGGTGGAACACCATGCTCTCAGGCGAGATGCCATAGAGACGGTTGTTCGGGCAGTCGAAGTCTGCGTAGAGTGTGGTTGGACCTTCATCACCTTGTCCGGAGACTGATGGTGAGTAGTACTGAATACCAGCGTAGCCGCCCTTGAGCTGCGTCTGCTCCATGTTTCGCTTGAGCGAGAGGAACAAGTTTGCAACTGACATGTGGACACCTTCTGCAGAAACGAGAAGCGAAGGCTTCTTGCCGCTGTTGATAAGGGTCTTCATGATCGCACCGGTGATAAGAGTTTCGGTAACTGCACGGTTTGTACCGCTGTTGCTGTTTACGTAGCTCTTCCACTTTGGCTGGCTTGATGGGTTGATTGTGTGGAGGACTGCAGAGTCATCAATGATGGTCTGAACGCCTGTCAATTCAACCTGTCCGTCACCAGGAGCACCAGTGTTGCTTGAAGCACCGCCGGCACCAGCACGAAATACGAAGTGCGATGAGGAAGTGGTTACTGCAGCGCCAGAAATAGCGATGGTCTTGTTGGCTTCGTCAACCGATGTAATTGTACGAGCAGACGCAACTGTTGTTGGAGAAGCTACTGTACCAATGTCAACTACCATGCCACCATCAAAGAAGAGGTTGCGAAGAGCAGTTGTTCCGGTGGTTGAAGCCAAAACGACGGTTGTTGCTGAGGTTGTTGTACCACACTGAGCGATAACACCGTTTGATGTACCCCAAAGTTGACGGTTAACGTCCTTCATTGCGTCCTTACGGATGCCTTGCATTTCAGCATCAAGTGCGTCAACGAATGCACCACGATCGGTAACAGCCTGGCGGATGGTTGGGCCACTCAACTGGATGCGACCATAGACGTAGCGAACTGGTACGGGGACCGTTGCGTACGCTTGGTTGCCTGCTGTTGGTAGCGTTGCATTTTCGCTGCGAGCGCCGACACCGGACGAACGACCGAGGTGGAGCGCATGACGGGCAATACGGCCCGTGATTGTGTCACGACGGGTTTCAATCTGTGAGAGGAGAAACGTAGCTTGGTTTAATTGATCGATGTAATCCTTATAATCGTCTTTAAGGATTGCATCAACGGTGGAAAGGCTTGCGGGCACTTTATTTACTTCCTTGTTGAAGATAGGGGGTTGTTAATTGGTTTTCACCAACCATCGGCTGATCGTTGTTACTCCGTAACATAGAACTGCTTGACTTCCGCCAATTGCCTAAAGGTTGAATAGGTTTTTACATCGCCTTATCCAAGGCAATACATTAATTGTATACCTTATATGTGTCGTGTCAAGTAACCTAGATGCCGGACTGGTTTAGTCGGGCCATTGCTTTGTCACGAGGAGTCATGTTTGCAGTACTCATTTGTGGAGCAAGTCCACCATTAGGAGCGGCAGATGGCATACCTGCTGATGGGTTCTGCCGGCGCGAAACAATCGATTGAGCTTGCTGAAGAATTTGGTTTTCAACATCAGCAATCGCTGCAGCCAAGTCCAAGTCAGGCCGGTTTTGAGCAGCACTAATTGCGGCAACAGCCAATGGGCCGTCTGGATCGTATCCAGCATCAATCAGCTGTTGTTCAATTTCTTGTTCGTAGTGAGCAACAACCTGTTCATGCTGGAACTCCTGCATTCGCTGTTCAACCATCATTTCGACCTGTTCAGGAGTCATTCCTGCTTGGCGGGCTTCTTCGTAGGTTTCATCCATAACGTCTTCCTGTGTTTGACCGTATTCGTTGACACCAGCAATTTCGTAAAAACGATCGCCGGCAAGAGTTTTAGCGTTTTCAATCATCCAGTTAATTGCTGTATCTTGATCACCATTAGCCCATGCTTGAGCAAAGCCTTGTACTGCTTGTGCGTCGTCTGGATGCATGTTGTCAAATACCTGGCGAATTGGCTTGTAGCGTTCACGTTCCCGAATACGATCCTGGACTTCAGATCGGTATCTTTCTTCCCAGTTTGTATCTCCACCTGTTTCAACAGGGGCTTCTGCTGGTGCTTCTGACGTTACATAGTCAGTATAGTTGGTATCTCCAATTTCGGACATTACATTCCTCCGGGTAGTTGTTCTTCTTCTTGCATTTCAGCTTCTTGCTGCATGCCTGTCTGTCGCATAGGCAAACCTACGCCAGATTGTAGTGCGGCCATTAGGCCAGGATCTTGCATCTCGCCCATAGCAGCTTGATCAGCCTGAGCCATCATTGCTGCTGTTTCGTTAGTCAAATACTGAACGTGAGCCATAATGTGCATGTCAATTAACTGCTTTATTCCTGGATCAGCCAGTTCGTAAGTAGGAGATTTTCTTTCATTATTATGAATTTGAATATGAGCGTCGTGAACGTCAAAGTCTTCAGGAATAACAGCAACACCTTGCATAAGCAAACCATTTTCCCATTCTGCTTTAGAAATATCAGGATCCATGCGGGACAAGAATTGTCGAGGATCTGGGAGGTCAAGCATCTTGCTCAACGAACGAGCATCAACGTTTTGGAATACTGCAGGGAATTGCTGAGCGAGGCTTGTAATCATTGACTGGGTAGCAATTTTGCTTCGTGGCATTGTTGAATCCATCGGAACAATAACCGTTGGTTTCTCATCAATATCTTTAGCTGTCCAACTAACTTCAAGTGGAACGCCTTGTTCAGTTAAAAGCATAACTTTGCGTGTAAGTTGTGTTGATTCCGCATTCATCCGGTACAACAACAAAGTCATTTCAGCAATTCTACCCCAACCAAATGATTGATCTTTAGCCATTGGGCCAAGTGGGGTATCGTCTTTTTCTGCCAATAGCGCTAAAGCTAAGCCGCTGTTACGGTCGCCAGGTGCTTCGCCACGGCTTGTTTGGTGAGTATGGAAAATGTCGTCAAGTTCTGCTTCAAGGAATTGAGCTTCGTTTGAGATCCAACGAGGTACTTCAGGTGCGGTTTGCCAATGTGGTTCACCAATTTCACTGTTGTACTCCATAATGTCAGCGGGGTCAATAGTGATAGCGTCTGCGTCATCTACGGATCCTGTCGGCACCATAAGACGAGCATTGGCAGCCTTACGCATGTGTTCAAGAATTGTTGAGCGAGCACGGTTATAGGCGTATTGAACGTCCCTCGCCGGCGTTAAAAGCGTATGTCCAACCCAGCTATTAGGAATTTTGTTTTGCCTAAACAAAGACAAGTTAAGGTGCTTAAACGGAAAAGGCCATTCGTCTTCTTGAAGAACTACTTTTCCATTAACGACATGAACCACGCATCCCGGACCACGCGAGGTGGGCCGTTCGTAGTAAACATAGACAAGGGTGGTTTTGGGCGGCGCTCCACCAGGGCGGCGTAGCAAAATACTGCGGTGACGAGAAGACAACATAGCTTCAGCATCGGCTTTAGGAAGTTCTTCAAGGTTGTACCTTTCCTGTACTTGTTCAGGTGGAAGACTTGTGCACCGGATCCACCAACGAGCATCTTCAGCACTTTGAGAACCAGGCTCAAGGCTAAATTCATTAATGCCAAGTGGTGTCAATCTGATACCACCAACAGGAACAGAAATCTGTGATAGAGGGTCTAGTAAGAAATCTTCACCTTTGTCCGGATCCCAGTCAACAGCAATAGCAGCTGCCCCACCAAACAATGTTTGCAAAAGAGCCATTTCACGAATATTTTCCCAATGGCCATGACGTTGCTCACCTAGAAGCAGGTATTCCTGGAGTCGTTGCCGGCGCATAGAGCTATCGTCCATACCGGATGGTTGAACTTCCCAGGTTAACTCAGATTTTGTAAGACGAGCCAAAAGGCTGCGAGTACGAGGGCCATACTTGTCAACAGTGATACGGGATCCACGTTCAGCTTCGTTAGCGTAATCTAGTTCTTGAACAATGTTGCGAGTAAAGTCCCACCAGATCCATTGGTGAGAGGCGTAATACGACGCATTCATCCAATAGTCACGTCGTTCTTTAACAAGATACTGATCGGCTACTTGCCACAAATCAACAATTTTGGCAGCTTCTGGTGGTGACCAAGGCTTCACGGTGCAACTCCTTCAGCGGATAAACGCCAGGTGTGGTAATCATCATCGTCCTTTTTAGGCTTCTTCTTGGCAGGAGTAGGTTGCTTTTCAGCACGAACCATAGCAGTAAAGTCACCCGTGTGCCTAGATACTGCCATTTGTGTTAATCTCCGGTTCTCTCGAACAAGCCAAATTACGACACCCATATTACCGAGCGCCACTACAGCCAACCATATCATATTTCTACCTCATCTGGAGCGGCAACTTTAAAGGATTTCTTTACCGGAGCTTCTTTTGGAACAGCTGGAATTGAGTGAACAGTACGCAAAGCAGACTCTAGTTCTTCAATGCGTTCGGTCAACCTAATATTAGAATCAGCAAGGGTTTGATTCATGTCAGCAAGGGTTGACGTAAAGCCAGCTGCTGTAAATTCAATATTGCGTGATGTTGAGACCATGCGAGCCATTTCCATAGCGCAATCTGCACAGATATAGAAACGGGAGTTAGCAGATGGATTAACATCGTCTGGGCTATTGAAATGATCTAGATCAATCCCGGTATCAATAGTAGGTGTGTTAATGCTTCTACACATCCAACAGCAACCTGGTAAATAAAAATAATTGTCAACAAGTAACATTAGTGCTTCCATCCTTGGACTGGCTTACGTTTGCCGGCTCTATCTAGTTTTTCCATATATCGCTGGACTCTTCCTTCTGCCCCTTCATTATACCTTTTAGCAGCACGTTTTGGGAGTTCATAGGGTCTACAACCCAATAAATATCGCAAAGCGTCAACTGCGTGATCTTCGTCTTTTGTTTCCAAATCTTCAGGATTGTTTTTAGCATGACGCATCAAAGGCAGCGTTCTAATCAAGTTAAAACAATTGTCAAAGATTTTAAGATGAACAGTGCCATCAATAGGCGAAGGAGCCATATAACGCTTAACGTTTTGCCAGCCACCAACACGTTGGTTTTTAGCTCGTTGACACACAACACCGTTAGTTTGATACTGCCCGGCAATCGTTGTACCTGTTCCGGCTGTGTTGTTAAATGTAGAAGGGTCAATAACGGTCATAGCTATAGATTCCGGCTGTCCATTACCGTTTACGGAACGAGACTTTATAAGCCTGGCCTGTTCCGCTGCAGTGAGATTTTTAACGTATGCCTCCCGGTAGATATACATAGTCCCGTCTGACGGGTCAAGCGCACCCCATAAGCAGCAGAAAGGGTTGGCTGTACCAAAGTCGATACCTCTATACCGCTGCCACGATTCCGGTATCTCGAACGAGGGTACGACGTGAATGTTACGTTGAAACTCCGAGAAATATTGCCCCGTAAACGTATCCCAGTCTCCGAGAAGTTTTTGCCTTCTTTCGGTTTCAGGTAGCATCGAAAGGTGCTTTTTGTAGGTTGGATCAATGTGCGGGTTGTCGACAACAGTTGACGGGACAAAAGCGACGACCAGATGAGTATTGGGATCATGGTCAATTTCAAGGTTCTCAAGCTCTTGTAAATCATCAGGGATCTCAACCAATTTCACGATAGGTGGATCTTCAAATCCATTAGATACATCATAGACCACAATATATTTACCGTATTGGGTCGGTCCTACAAGCATTTGATACAGGAAGGTATGTCCACGGTCACCGGGGTTTGTAGCAAACATAACGTGGGTACGAACGCCACTTGCTGCCATTTTCTTGCTGGTACGTAAACGACCAGAGATCATAAGCATTTGAT